AATGACATTCCACGTGGTATCATTGCCCCACACTCAGACAACTCGCGAGTATAACGCATGCGCATACACTGAGAAGGTTCGCAAGTTCTGTAATATGATGAAGAGCTTAGGGCATACTGTGTACCTATACGCGAGCGAAGAGAATGAAGCTGCTTGCGATGAACTTATTACTATAGCTCCTAAGTCAGATCAGCAGAAGTGGTTCGGTGATTATGATCATAAGTCCAAGTTCTTTAATATCACTTGGGATGCAACTGATACTCATTGGGTTATGTCTAATCGACGTGCTATTGCTGAGATCAAGAAACGTGCCAGCCAGAAAGATTTCGTTTGCCTCATTGGTGGTACCTGCCAAGAAGAGATCGCTAAAGGACTACCTGATATGATTAGCGTCGAGTTCGGCATTGGCTATCAGGGTACATTCTCACAGTACCGAGTCTTTGAAAGCTATGCATGGATGCACTACGTCTATGGCAAGCAGCAAAGCAATGGTAAGTTCTATGATGCAGTCATCCCGAATTACTGGGAAGTTGAAGAGTTCCCGATTGCACACTCTCTCGACCGTAAAGACTACTTCCTATTTGTTGGACGTATGATTAAAAACAAGGGTCCTGAGATAGCTGTCGAAGTTACCGAGGCTCTAGGAGCTGAGCTCTTATTAGCGGGACAAGGTGTCAATAAGCAATTCATCGATAAGCATGGTATGAATAACATCTTTGCTGATGAAGTACGTTTATCAGGGATGAAGATCAAGCATATCGGACATCTCAACTCAGAGCAACGTGGTAAGCTAATGTCTGAAGCTAAAGCAGTATTCATTCCGACGACCTATGTCGAGCCGTTCGGTGGTGTTAACGTTGAAGCTCAACTCTGCGGTACGCCAGTGATTACGACAGACTGGGGAGCCTTCACTGAGACAGTCATAGATCATGTCACTGGTTATCGCGTACGCACGTTAGGCGAGGCTATATGGGCTGCTAAGAACGTGGATAAGTTAGACAGAGAGCAGATCCGACGGATTGCACAAGCTAACTATGGCACTGAGCGGGTGAAGTACTTATACCAAGCTTACTTTGAACAACTCAATACTTTATGGGATGAAGGCTGGAGTGATAAAGACTGGAATGCTGGAACAGCTGAATACGAACGCTATCGTAAGACATATAATTAAAACATGGACCCCATATTATTAAAAACTATCGAAGAGCTGGACGAGTACACTCGCCAAGAGCTATTCAAACTAAACAGAGAATTGCAACGTCTGTATGAAGAGCATCAGCGAGGTGAATCCTTAGCTGATACAGAGGAGCTACGCAACAAACTGTTTAAGCGAATTGCTTTATGGGGTGGTCTATTTGCATCAGGTCTCGTAGCTTATAATGTACTAGCAGCTAAGCGTGCAATTGACAGAGACAACGACGATCTAAAGATTGCATTCAGGCCGTTTGCTTCAAACCAGAAATCATACAAATTCTTGGATAACGAACGCGATAGAGTAGCTGGCTTTGTGGGTGATACGTTCCTACAGAGAAAGTTCCCGGGTACCAATAAATCAACCGAACAAAGGATAAAAACAATTGTTGCAGGCTCACAACGTACAGTCGACAACATTATTAGATTAGGAGTAAAAGATGGAACTTCGTCGTATGAGATTGCAAAACAAATCGAAGCTTATATCAGCCCAGATTATGCGGATGGAAAAAGAATCGCACCATGGACCATGGCACGGCGTGCTTTGGGCAAACCTATTAGTTATATACCGACAGGGGTTCCAGCGGGTTCTGTCGAGTATAATGCGATGCGAATCGCTGTTAGTGAACTCGCGGCAACGTATCAACAAGCACCGTACCTCGCGCACAAAGACAAATGGTATTACAACGGCACGAAGTGGGTACTCTCGCGTTCTCACCCGCGTGCAGATGAGTGCGATCTTAATGCTACTCATGATGAAGGATTAGGAATCGGAGTCTGGAAGAGACCACCTAAACTACCTCACCCATGGTGCTTATGCCATACACAAGTTATGACAGTCGGTACAGACGAGATGATACGCATGTTTAAGATGCTGAACTGGTAATGTTTGTTATCGTTTTGTGGTATTATTCTTATGTAAACCTAATGAAGGAGGAATACCTCAATGTCAAGCCCTAAGGAATATAAATCACCAGTAGACGGATCTCGTCTCCTCTTGATTCAACGCGAAGGCGAGAAGAACGTTTTCTATCGGGATGCTTCTAGCGGTGTTGAATATTCAGAAAAGTACGCTAAAGAAAACTTCGAAGAATTGCGTGCTGTGGAAAAAACTCAGAAGTCTGAAAAGACCGAAGAGGAAAAAGCTGCCGAGAAAGAAGCTAAGGCAAAGAAAGCTGCCGAAGCTAAAGCTAAGAAAGCTGAAGAGGAAGCTGCTAAGGCAGGTGAATCAGGTGCTTCTGGCCCTCAGGTCTAATCTTCTGGAGAGATATTAGTTCTCTCCATACTGCTCGGGAAACATCATACAATATCTGATGTAAAACGATCGTTCTTAACTCAGTCGGTATACCTTAGCCTCAAGTCGAACGTTAAGATATGCTGACAAACAACACACCTCCAAAACTCCACCTCACACATAAGTCTCTCTCAAATTCTAGGATCCTGTGGTGGGCCATCCTGGAATTCAGACTCTCATTTGAAACAAACACATGTAGCAAATACAAACATCCCGATCAGTATGGAGGAAATTAATCAATAAGGAATTATAGCCAATGAAAAAATTCATTATCAACCCTAAGAATAAAAAGGGCATCATCGCTGAGATAGTCGGCGAGAATGGTCTCCGCATACAGAAGCGGAAGACGGATAATCACCCAGTCAATGTCTTCATTAAAGGCAAAGACTATGACGTTATCGCAAATTGCACTCTTACCGGTGAACCGGTTCATATTGAATGTGTCGATGGTAAGATAGTGACAGAGGATTTACTAATAGAAGAAAGGAACGATGATGGTAAAGAAAACGATCAACCGAGCAACGAATCAGGTGCAAGCGGAGCCAGTGGGGCAAGCGGCAGCGGACCAGTCGAAACTGGAGCAACAGGCGCTGGAGCAAGCGGAGCTGAATAAGAACGGCACGACTGATCCAGGTGCAGTACCTTCAACCGGTGAACCAATCCAGTCAGAGGATCTAGCAGATCAAGCTGGTGATGGTAACCCAACGTCGATTACAAAGCCAGGTAAGAAGACCATTAAGAAGGTCAACTCTAAGCAGGATGTAAATCGACAGCCTGAGACGATCGATATGCCGGAAACTAATGCTGGAAATCCAGTATCAGCTGATCCAGTTGACCGTCAATTGAACACAGAAGAGGCAGTTGCCTATTGTATGACAACACCAGACGCGATGAAGACTGCTAAGGGATTAGCCGCGCAACGCAAACTAGTTAACGTCACTGGCGTATATGCTGCGCTAGAAGAACTCGGACACAAGTAGAGATGCGTCTCCGCACACAACGTCGATGGAAGAACTTAGGGTTCTTCACTGCAGGCATTTTGTGCGGGATCATTATCTTTACAATCTTCTACTGGCATCCCGTTATTGATCGCTTCGTTAACTGGTGCACCTATTACCCACATAGCTTAGCGGACTGCCGAGAAGATGTTAAAGAATAGACATCACCCGATTCATGATCGGCAAGAATGGACATTACGTCCTGAAGCTGAATACATCCGAGAGCACCCGACCTTGATCTTCCCGATGGAGGTTCCACTGCATAGTCATCTACATAATGTATGTCCCTCGATTCCTTTGTTGGGAGTGCATGCTCTTAAGTTTATCGTACGTGAATGGGAACCAGATACAGACAAGTTAGTATCACTCGAGAATCTCCAAACGACAATTGCAGCAGCTGGGAATCATCATAAAGCTCACCCAGTCGAACGACAGCTAGGTGATCTAGCTATCCATGCTATTGACCTTCAGAAACCGTTTCTGCGTGAATCCCTCAGTCTTAGACGATTTTACTCTGTCTAGATTTACATTAGCTTCAGCTATAGTCTATAATCATAATTGCAATAGGGCATATAGCCAAATATATAAAACTAATTTATCTCAGGTAGCTATGTCCAAGAAAATCGTAGACATTCCAAATGGTATTGTTCAGGAAATGAGCAAGAAGTACACCGGTGGCAACATCGAGGTGCCGCTTGCATCTGGCGTGGACCTCGATCAGTTATTGAAAAATGACGACGATCCGATGTTCGTGACCATCGATGCGCTTTCTGACACAATTTCTGGCAATAAACGCCGTTGGACTTCTGACGAACTTCACCGCATTGCTGAGCAGGTTACTTCGAAAAAGCCTGACGGTTATCAAGGTCACTTGAAAGCCGAAGACCGATCGAGTAAAGCACCCGATGCAGTCACTATGTGGCTCGGTGCTAAAGTTGCAAACCACGACGGTAAGCAGCATCTGTTCATCAAAGGATATGTTCTTCCTCGAGCAGCTCAGTTCAAGGATTATCTCCGAAGAGCTTCTGCCGCTGGAAAGAATGTTGCAGTCTCCGTCTACGGTCAAGCTATGGAAGTATGGAATGATTCGCTTAATGCATTCGAAGTGAAGAATTTCGTACTCGAGTCCATTGACTGGGCTCGGCCGGGTTCAGAAGGAGTTCCGAATTCCGGTTACATGAAGATTACTGCGGAGATGAATGATAATGATGGAGGAGATCCAGTGGATAAAGTAGAAGTACTCAAAGCCACAACTGTCTCCGAGATGCAGGAACACAACCCATCAGTCGTTCAGGAACTTCAAGAAGCTGGTAAATCGGCTATTGTTTCTGAGATGGCTACTGCTCTTGGTCTTGAAGATAGTTCAGAGATCGTGAAGGTCGTTTCAGAAATGAAAGCCGCTAACGATACTCTAAACACACAGGTCGCTGAAAACGAAGTCGACAAAATCCTTGGCAACAAGGTTCCTAACGTATCAGCTCGCAAGATGCTGAGGAAACAAGTCATCGGAGAGATGGCCGGCACTACAGATCTTAAGGTCGTACAGGAAACTGTCGAAGCAGTTCTGAAGTCCGAAGAAGGTCAAGCAGTCGTTGCTGCCTTCAAAACACCGGTTGTAACGCCGGGTGGCGGTGACCACCGTGAAGTCAAATCGGGTTCACGATTCATCAAAAAGTAAACTAAGCGGAGAAAACAATCATGTTTGATAATGATGGCTTAGCAGTAAATATCGTTGCACCTACTGGTGGCGTTACTGCTGGCAATTTCGTATATGATGCAGTAACTGGCTGGGCTGGTTTCGCATTAGACACAGTCGATGCTGGTGAAGGAGTTGCACTCGAGATCGCACGCGGTCACCGATTCTTGCACCCTAAGACCGAAGCGGTCGTTGCGGGAGATATTCTTCACGTAACCAATGCTGGAACACTGAGCAAAACTGCATCTGCAACTGCTCGTCCATTCCTTAAAGTAACGGAAGTAGTCGAAGACGTTACAAGTACACAAGATCAAGTAATCGGTAACGTTCTCCCACAAAACTGGGCGAAGTTCGCGATTTCTTAATACCAAACTAAACAAGGTTTAACACAATGAATTTACGTCAAGCCTCAATCGACGCACAGAAAGAAGCCGTTCGAGTTATCGCAGAAATGCGTGCTGGAAAAAGCGAAGGCATCCAATGGAGCGACGATGTCCAAAGCGGTAAAGCAACCATCGCTGAGATGATTGGTACCGGCGACGGTGGTAGCTCAACAGACTTCCTAGAGAAGACTACTTATGACGCTTACCAAGGTCGTGAAAGCGTTGAACTGATCTATAAAGAGATCTACTCAACCCGTGAAGACGCTACTTTCCCTAAGCTCATGACTGCTCGTGAATATGGTCCTGTACAGGTTGTATTCGTTGAGAAGTTTGAGGGCGGTGAAGTTAAGTTCGGTGAGCTTGCTCCCGGTACTGAAAAAGTTGTTCGCTTCCACACCTATGCAGCTGGTCTTGAATGGTCAGAGGATATGGTTGAATACAACGAGTTCTGGAGTCTTACAGATGCTTCACTAGCATTCGGTGAGAACTACAACAAGTTGCTTAACCACCTGCACCTTAGCCCGATCATCACTGGTACCTACGCTACTACCGGTTCAACTGACGCAAGCCAGAAGACCGCACAGAAAGATGGTACTGCACAGTTGATCGCATTCAACACTAACTTCATTACTACTTGGGAACGAGCTATGGCTGTTCTCCCACAGGGTTCGATCGTTCTACGAAACAGCTCTGACACAGTATACATGGAGCGACAAGTTGCACAGGATCTTCTGGATAATCAGACAGGTACACCTGGTCCAGTAAAGAGTAAGTTCACCACTTACAAATTCATCGACTACGATGGTGAGGAAGTCCAAGTTGGAGACCGAACTTACGTATACGGTGGCGTTCCTGCTGGATTTGTATTCGTCATCGTTCCTAAGAGGAACTTCGTTGAATACATCAAACACGATCTACGCATTACAAGCGGTAATGCTGACGAAAGCCGATTGATCGTTGATCAAATGGTTGGTCGTGCACGACGTGCTGTCTTTGCTGCCCTAGGTGGTAAAACTGGCGCAATCAAAGTTGACATTCGCTAATAACGATTAGTCATCTCTAGAATCGAACCGGGGCTTCTACGAGGGCTCCGGTTCTTTTCATGATTAAGCTTATAATCTAAATATGGCACATCATAAAAGAAAAGCAGGTTATAAGTCTAAACGCTCATGCGGTCTTTGTAAGCCTTGGAAACGAGTGGGCAATAGTAAAAAGCTAGAAGATAGAAAGCGGATTAAGCAAAATGATAACGATTGATATTTATGGCAACTTCGTAGACAAGAACAATCCGTTCCTGCATATTATACGTGCGATGGAGAATGATCAACGCCTTCAAATTAATTTGATGGGACCCGTTCATCAGTCTTTATTGGACATACAACGCCGTAAATACGTTAAAGGATCTGTAGCTTTAGGCTTAGGTAGTCCTAGGGACGTGCAGGGCATGCATATGGGCGAGTACGACGCAAAGCTATGTTATATTGCATGGGAAACTAATAAAGTTCCTTATGGCTCTTCTTACGGCTCCAAAGATGTTTTGAAAAAGATGGATTTGCTATTAGTACCTAATGAATGGCAAGAAAGACTCTTCGAGCACGTGGGAGCGTATATGAAAGTCTTACCTATGGCAGCAAGTTTAGACAGTGGACTGAATTCAGTCGAGCGACTGAACAGGTCTGAATTCACTTTCTTATGTGCCGGAAAGCTTACACATAAGACTAACGTTGGCTATGTTATTAGCGCGATCATGACGTTGTCTCGGCAATATCCAAATGTCAAATTGATTCTTAAGACTGAAGGTGGTACACTCGGACACCTGCAATTCCCTGAGAAGAACGTTGAGATTATTGACGGCGACATTAGTGAAGCTGAATATTTGAAGCTCTACGAACGAGCAGATTGCTTTGTTTATCCAGCCAGCGCAGATGCATATCCTATTGATTTATTCAACGCTATACAATCGGGATTGCAAATCATTGCCCCGACTCATAGTGGGTTTGATATACAAAATATACTAAGAAAGCATGAACTGATTCCAGCTAAGCGATATTCTAAGAAGCTTGGTGACGTTGGTAGCTATTGGTCAATCGATTACGATGAATTACTTGCAGCAATGGAGCAGGCGATCAAAGGAGTCAATCCATACTACGGCAGTGGCACGAGTTATCATACCGCCCAGGAGTTTGTAAATGATATAATTAAACTGACAAGGAACCTATCATGAATGAACAGATATTAAAAGAAATTAGAGATACAATCGATGACCATATTCAGGTCGGCTTTAGCGTAGAAGTATCAACCGGTGAATCACAAGTCTTCCAGCTAAATGCTCGTAATTTCTGGGACCTTGTCGTAAAAGATAAAGACGAAAACGTCATTGCTCTTAACACCTTGACACTATACCCAACATCGGGCCAGGTTAAAGGAACTATCCCGGCTGGAGATGTTACGTTCGAATATGTACATGCTGGATTTACCGATGCCGAAATCACTTATTACTACGGCAAATGTGGCAACAGTACAACTCGCACATCACTAAGACTCGTAGAACTATTGCTTGCGTCAGCAGCCAAACGGTTCGACTACAAAGCAGGAATCAAAGACATCAAAGCATCTCAGGTCTTTGATCACCTCAAGGAATTGCGTGCAACTCTACTCGAGACAATAGAAAACGAAGAAGTGAATGGATTTAATAGCGGCATCTTTGTTGACCGTATACACCCGGCTTACGAAAAGACTACCCGAGATCCACGGTGGCGAGACGTTAGCCGGAGCGATTCATGAGTCGGTTAGCTGGGTACATCAATAAAGACGTCATGGAACGGGAAGACGTCGCTATGATGATGTCAGATGATTCCCAAGAAATTAAGCTATTTCGTTACACCGATCTCGATGATGAAGATGGATTCCGACAGACTTCACCCGAGCGTAAACCTCGCTACGTTCGTTCCATTAAAGGAAGAATCGATAGACGTGATCGTATTTACCAGCCCCAGAACGGGGAAGTCAGTAAAACGACAGATGCTATCTATATGGCAACTGTCTATTGGAAAGATCTACGAGTTGATGACATATTGATGGTACCGGGTCAGGAATTCCGAGTCAAGTTCATTAATAAGATCGGTCAAAGTTTTACAGAAGCAGAGCTTGAGGTACAAGTATGACAAAAGCATCTGTACGATTTACGCTTAAGAATAAAGCAACTCTCATGCAGAACATGAATCAATTCGGCGAGAATATCAAGAACGTTGTTCACGATCTCACTGAAGCTAAGTTCATAGAGATGGTCAACTTTGCTAAAACTAATGCGATCTGGATCGACCGAACCGGTAATGCCCGACAGAGCATTGACTCTGTTGATCTATCTAGCGGTAATGTTGTTAAGTTCTATCTAACGATCGGAGTTGATTACGGCATATGGCTGGAAGTTGCTAACGACGGTAAATACGGAATCTTACAGGACACGCTCACGATATACGAACCAGAGATTATTGATATGCTTGAGCAAGTCGGTGTCGCACTCACTGGTGGAAAACTAACAGCATTTAGGAGATATAAGAAATGATTGATGCAAAAGCTACTATACGGGACGTTCTTAAAGCGGACTCGATCATGCGTGATTTACTACCAAACGGTAAGTCATTTCTTAAAGCCGGTGATATGAACGGCGAAACTAAAATGCCTGCTCTTACTTTTAGGGACGGTCCACTTGTAAATCTTGGCGATCGACTGTGGCAGAAAGAAGTTTACGTGCGCGTATACGATGAACCGAAGATGGGAACAATCAATATAGATAAGCTTGGCCGTCGAATGGCTGACTTATTAAATATGCAGGAATTAGCGCTACATGATGGCGTACATGTGCAATGTAAATTGATGAGCACACTGGGGGAAATGGAAGATCCCGCATACAAGAAGACTTTTGTCCAGTACCAATTTAGAGTACTAGCACTTTAAGTTATAATCATAATGTAATAAGACATTTGAGCATTTTGTAGATCTTGACTAAGAAATCTAGACAATGCTCAGCGGTTTTCTTCACGTCGAGAAGTCTACCCTGACAAAGTAAATTAACACGAAAGGCAATAACTACTATGGATCCAAAATTTGGCTTTGGTGCTGGTCTTAAAGATACTAAGATTCGCACAGCAGCCGGTGATTTACTGGACATCTATGGTGTTACTTCTGCCGAGGGTAGTACACAACGTGAAGAAACGGAAGTCAAAGGTGACGACCAGATCTTAGGTACATTCGGTTCATCTCTTCGTGAAGAGCTCACAATCGAAGCAAACGCAGTTAGCTTTGACGTGCTCCAAGCGATCACAGGTAACCAACTTACCACCACGACCGACTCTGCTCGTATCCTTCTCGGAACGACCAAAGAGTTGAACCCAACATTCGTCGAGGTCCAGGCCTTTACAAATGCTAAGTTCAAAAACGGTGCTACCGCTGAGATCCGCAAAACGTGGTTCAAAGTGCAGATCAACACTATTTCGTTTTCACAAGCCGGTGAACAAGAGTTCAATGCAACTCTAGAAGGAGTTGCTCTCCAGACTGATTTAGATATCACTGGTGTTGCAATTGATGGTCTTCCAGCAGGTGAACTGACAGTCGCAGCTATCGAGCTTTACAACCCGAACGCAGCAGCATCAGGTGCATCAGGTGCAACCGGCCCGTAAGCGTAATATTAAGTAACGGAGAAATTATATGAGTAAGGCAACCCCTGAAAACCAAGCTCCTAAAGAGCAAAGCATCGCAGATATTAAAAAACTGCTACAGAAAAAAAGAGATGGCGAGTTAGTAGAATTGCCATCTGGTTTAGTGTTCAAACTTAAGAAGCCATCTATTTCACGATTGCTGGAAGACAACGTATTTCCTAACGATCTCGTTGCTACAGCCATCAAGATGGATTCGAACACAAATGAACCTGCAGATCGTGAAGAATATTTACGCTCTCTAAAGGTTATCGAGACAATAGTCGTTCAAGCAGCTGTCGTTCCTAAGGTTGTTACGAAAGAAGAAGAAGTCAATGATGAATCTATTTACATCAAAGACCTAGATGACCAAGATAAGGTCGCGATCTATCTATTCGTGCAGACTGGGGTAAAACAGTTAAACTCCTTTCGTAGCTAGTGATAATACACTAATACTTGATCTGGTTTGCCAACGTTATCCTGGAATGAAACCCAGCGATTATATGGAAATCGAAGATCCGCGAATTGCTTTACAACTAGACTACGCTATTGCTTATAAACACCGATTGAAAGATCAAGAATATGAAGCAAGCAAATTAGAGTCAATCCAATCGATGCTTACACCTATTGGAAAAGCTTTAGGAGTCGAGTATAAAGGTAAAGCAAGTCCGACGAAACCGGAGCAAGATAGCAAAGCATTGCCTGACGATCTACCTGTCGAAGAAGTACTTAGACTAATTGGCGGAAAGAAAACAATGGTTATAAATCATGGCAAATAAAGATCTTGGCTCAGCTTCAGTCGGCGTCGAGATTGACCTGAAGGAATTACAAGGTCAATTACGTACAGCTGCCAACATGATTGGCAATGTTACGAATCAGGCGAACAAGAAAGCTTCAAGTCAAACCACTAAAGGTGGTCTATTCAGTCAGATCCTAGGCGGCACAAACGATGCCGGCTTTAATTTGTCGTTACTTTCCAATTTTAGTGGTTCACTTGGACGCGTTGGTACAGCTGCAAGCGGTGTGAGCCGTGTACTCGGTGGGGTAGCTACTGCCGGAGCAGCAGGTGCAGCAGCAATGACAGGTGTAGGACTAGCAATCGCTGCAGTAATCGCAGTGGTTGGTGGTGCCATACTTGTATTTAAGGGATTCCAAGCAGCAGTGCAAGGAGTCTTTGCTACAATACAATCAGCCGGTAACTTACAACAGACCGAAACTACATTCGAAGTTCTCCGAAAGAACATGGGTGTATCTACAGCAGTCACTGATCAATATCGAGAAGCACTTGAAAAGATGAACTACGTCGGTGCTGAGCAGACTCAGATCATGTCTGGCTTGCTTCAAT